TAGGGGAAAAGGGGCGACGGCGATAGCGTGCGAGAAATTGCCGGATATAGAAAATTCCTGCACTATGCGGATATGCTTTTCCAAAAAAGCAGAACTTATAAAATACATGGATAAATACTGCAAGTGCTTTTCCTATCAGAAATGCCCGCTATACCGCCACATATCGGAAGAGATGGAGAGAGAGGATGACAAAGAAAGAGCAGGAAGTACTAAAAAAGCAAAATTCATTGTATAAGAAAGTGAAGGGAGCAAGCGACAAAAAAAGCAAGGAGATCCAATTTTGGGAAAGGCGGGCGGAGCACTGGGGAAGGCTGAAAGCGGATAAGGACAGGGAACTTGACAAAATGGCGGTCGAACTGCGCCACAGTCAAGCCCTATGCGGCATCTTCTTAGAAAAGCTAGGGGGGAAAACATCCATAGAGGGAAAAGAATGGCAACAAGCCATTAGGGAAGGAAGGGACGTCACGGCGTGCACGGATGAAAAGGGAAGCTTTACCTTCTTTATTGCTGGGGACAAGGTAACGGAAGAAGGTTAAAATGCTCCTAGAGAAAGGGGGCACATCGTGAAGAAAGCAAAGACCGATTCAAAAGAAAAGAAAAGCCGAAGATCGCTTATAGATGACTATAAAACTCCAGAGATGCTTATATACCTTGAAGACCTAAAAAGGCAAGGAATGACTGACGAGGAAATAGCGGGAAAAATAGGAATTACTGCAAGGAATTTTGCCTACTGGAAAGCAAAATGTAAAGAGATACGGGATGCGGTAAAAAACGGAAAATTCGTGTCGAATGCGCAGGTGGTGAATGCCCTTTTTAAGGCGGCACTCGGGCACGTGGTGAAAGTACCGACTATCCTTAAAGATAAGCAAAGCGGAATCCCCTTAGTCCGTAAAAAGGACGGGGAAATAGGGCTTATGACAGGAGAAGAAGGAGAAGAAGCGATAGTATATGACGACTATCTGTATATCAAGCCTGATGTGAAAGCGATGATTTACTATCTTGCGAACCGGTGCTATGAAGACTGGCGAATGAACCGAACGGAAGAAGTAGGATCCGAAAAGGCATCGCCCGGAGTGGTGGAAGTGGTAGTTAGAAATGGCGGACTTGAGGAGTTGGAAAGAAAAGC